CGCTGACCATGATGCCCCGGCATCGCCTCCCCAGAGTTGCCACGCGACGTATCCCGGCTTCTCCTCGCCAGCTTTATCCCAGCCGGGCGACTTGCTTGCCGTCGCATGTCGCTTGAACCATGCCGCCATCTCGATCACGTGGTCTTCGGTTAGTGACTCGCGGGCGGAAATCCTCTTCGCCCTCGCCACGGTCTCGGGCTTGAGTCCATCGCCAGACTTGCCCTCCTCGTGCAGTCGCAGCCCCTCGCGTGCAGCCGATGCCATTCCTGCCGAGGGCCTGGTACTGATCCCGTTGGCTCGCTCCTCCGCCAACGTCAGCCGTGCGAAGTGTGCTGCCAATGGATCGCCCGCCGCCATTGCCGCCGCCTTGGCGCGCTCGAGCGAACGCAGCGCCATCTCGGTAGCCTGATAGGCCGGGTACGTGACTGCGCTCACGTCGAACAGGTCCACGTTGTGCAGCTCGCGAATCTGTCGATCTCCCTCCTGACGCCAGATGTCCGACTTTGTGGTGAACCCAAACGACATTTGATCCATGTCACCCCTGCGGATCTTGGGAACCAGCGCCTGGACGTCGGGGTCGCTTGGGTCAAGGTCCGCTTCCATCCGCAGCCCTCGCTGATCCTCTGCCAGCCGCAAGGTGCCTGACTTGGTACGGGCCAGCGGTGTGCCCTCGTGATTGACCAACAGCCGCACATCGGCGCCACTGGCCAGCGTCCGGGTAAACGCCCCAGGCCGGATGATCTCGACGAATCCTCCGAGGTCTTGAGAGAGTGAATTGAAGACAGCGGCATAGCCCCGCAAAGTCACCTTGCCATCGGGCTCAGACCGCAATTCAATCTCCGCACACGCTCTGTATTCTCGGTCAATCATCGCAACACCTCCCGGGCAAATTCGGTCGCCCTCCGTGCATCCCACCGGGATACAACTGATTCGACGCTGTCCGGCAGCTTGTCCGGCGACACTTCGCACGCCGTCAGTAGCGCCTGTCGCGACTGCTCGACGTGACGGGCCACGATGTCGGCAGCGTCGAGTGACTGCCCCAGGTGCAGACCCAGCGCTCTCACAGTCGGGCCGATTGCCTGCTCAAGTGTGGCTGCGTGCTCCACGTAGAACGAGTCCAGCCACCCGAGGAACTCGCCGGGCTTGTTGGCCGCACGGGTTGCCGCGTTCCTCTCCTTGCTTAGCAGCCGGGTAAGGTCGTTCTCCAGAATCGACCGCAGTGCATCCCGAAGGTCTGGAGAATCCTGCTCCTCCGCCTGTGCCACGCTAGTCTGTCCCACGCTCGGTGTCGGGGTCGCCTGCATGGCCGTCGTGAGTGGCACCATGTTCCCGTTGATGAGGTACGCATCACCGTCTTCCGTCGGAATCGGATTCATTCCTTCGCGGTCCCTGATCTCGTTTGCGCTCATCCATCCGTTCTGCCTGGCCACAGCGTAGGCATCATACCTACTCTTCAGGTCGGCAAGCGACAGATCATCTAGGTCTAACTCCGTGAAGTAGGTGGGTTTCTCCGTTGGGCTGAACAGCTTCCTGTGGGCTTCCTGCTGCATGGCCACCGCAAGAGGCCGGATGGTGTATGTCTTGTACTCGATGCTTTGGTGCTCAATGTTGCCGAAAGTCGCCCGCGACAAGTCCCGCAACAGGTGAGGAGGAATGTTGAACCACCTCGCGACTTCCGCAATCTGGAATTGCCGCTGCTCCAACAACTGGGCATCGACTGCGGACATTTGCATGGCTTGGAATTCCATGCCCTCTTGGAGAACCGCGATACGTCCAGCCTTATCCGCTCCTCTGTGCATCGCGTCCCACTCGTCGCGGATGTTGCTGCGGGCTGCTGGCGTGAGTTTGCCGGGATGCTTGAGAATTCCACCGGGCCGGGCACCATTGGCAAAACTGCTGCCGGAATACTGCTCCATCCCCAGCGTGAGACCGAAGCTGTCACGGGCTCGCTGCACCAGCCCCTTCCCGACGATCCCATCAGCTGCCATCAGGGGTACGTGATACACATCTGCCGTATCGAGGCGAACAGGATTTAGGCCGTGCTCGTCGGTCACCTCGTAATAAATGCGCTTTGTGCTGTCGCGTTTCATCGCCACGCGGGCTGGGTGAATCCACCACAGAGAGACAGGCCGCCCGCCTCGGTTTCGCTCAATCTCGGCCACCATGTTTCCGTGGAGATAAAAGCTAGTCATCATGGCAATCCGCCACGAAAACGCGGTCATCTCCGCGTTAGGTTCTCCGTCCAACAGCAGCCGCAACGGGTGGTCGTACCGCTCGATGTTCGCCTCGTCCTGCCGCTCGTACACCTCCCATTCCAGCTGGGCGATGGTCTCGGCAATCACTCGCACCGCAGCATAGACAGCCGAGACGGTCATCGCCGAAGTTTCCGTGATCGCCAACCCGCTCGAACTCCGAGGCATTAGGGCATCTGCCACCTGCTGCGACATGGTCCTGGATTCCGGTGCAATCCAGCTTGCCAACCCTCGCCGAATCCCTGCAAAGATGCTCACAGTGACAGACTCCCTTTCGTGTCGTACACGCTGCCCACCTCATCCGCCACCATCGCGGCACCGAGGGCCATGATCGTGGCAACGATGCCGTCAATCTTGTCGGCCGATCGCGACTTGCTAGGCCGGACATTATCGCTCTTGTCCCGCTCCGCCGCTACGTTTCCCGCCATCCAGCGCAGCACCGGATCGCCGTCGTGATGTAACGTCTGGTTCGCGATCCTTCGCTCGAACTCCTTCGATGGTGCCGCGAAACTGCCGATGGTCTGCCGGAATTCCTTCAGCCGATCGGCAGGGAACCCAGCCGCCGCGAGTTGTTGGGCCATCGCTCGCGCGGGTCCCCAGGGGTCGTAGGCCAGACATTGCACGTCGAACCGCTCAGCCATTTCGCAGAGTTCCGCACAGATCACGCCGTAGTCTGCTACGTTGCCGTCAGTCTGCGTAATCAGCCCCTGTGCGGCCCACCGTTTCGCCTGTGCGCGATCTTGTTTCCCCCGAATGTCCGCGACTTCCTCAGGCATCCAATAGCGACACTTCACGTAGTAATCCGTGTCCCGCTTGAACACCATTGACAGAGCGTTGATGTCGCGCGTTGATGCAAGATCCAATCCACACCAGACAGGCTCGCCAGAGAAGTCGGACAGGTCGAAGTCTGTGCGGCATGCGTCCCAGTGATTCATCTGAATCCAGCGTACCGCTTGCTCGGTCCATTGGTTGAGGTACAGATTTCGAAAGACGTTTTCCGCCGCTGGATTATTCTTCGCGGCTTGGCATTCGTCCCGCAGAAAGTCCAGACTGACCGAAACCCCGAGGTTAGGATTCGCCTTCTCCCAAGTCTCCTCCGATGTCCAGTCGTCCGCCGAATCCGCTCCGTAGATCACGCCGTAGAATGTCGGGTCGGAGTCCGGATCGGCAATTGCTGCCTTTGCTCGCTGGTGCATCTCCCAGCAGATCGAAGATCGGTCATGCCCTGCCGTTGTGATTGCCACCACCAGAGGATTCGAACGGGCTCCGCGACCCGATAGCATCGCATCCCACAACTGCCGGTTGGGCTGTGTGTGCAGTTCGTCGAAGATGATACCGTGGGGACTCTTGCCGTGGGCGGAATACGCTTCCGCCGATGTCGCTGCATACCACCCGCCGCGACGAGTCCCGCGAATCTCGTATTGCCTCAAATCTGCTTCGGCTTGCAGTGTCGGGTTTCCCGCCGTGATCATCTCGCGGGCCGCCCGGAACACAATACCAGCCTGCTCTCGGTCCCCGGCGCACGAGTAGACCTGGGGCCGCTCCTCTCGGTCACACAGCAGCAGATACAACGCAATGCCAGCGGCAAACGTTGACTTTCCATTCTTGCGGGGAACCTCGATGTACGCCAGCCGATACCGCCGCGTGTGGTCTTCTCGCAACCAGCCAAACAGGTCGCGGACGATCTTCCGTTGCCACGCTTCGAGCACAAACGGCTGCCCCGCCTTGGTTCCCTCGACGTAGCGCAACTGCTGCGCAAAAAACTGCTCGATCTTGTTGGCGTGTGGTTCGCTGAAGTAGTACGTCAAGCGAAAAAGTCCTCCTGCACTGCGTCGGCCACAGCGTCCTTGCCAATGGAGGAACACACCTGCTTGACCAGTTGGGCCGCCGCCTGCGATGCCTTCCGCTCGGTCTCAATGGCCCAGTGGGGTTGCTCGCTGCCGAATCGGTCCACTTGCACTAGCCCTGACTTGCCGAGGATCTCGCGACATTCCGACGCCCGATCGGCCTGCTTGCAGGCCAGCAACAGCACCTCCTGATGCTGGGGCAGCACTGGGGCAACGTCCCACACGGCAGCCCAGAGGCGACGGCCCGCAC